TAACGGGCGCAAGCTCAAGCGCGGCGCGCGGCTCTGGACGGTGGCCACGGCGACATTCAAGGCCGAGACATACCGCTATCTGCGCATTGAACGGCCGTCGGAACCGGATGCGCCCGCCCCCGCTGGCACGATCCACCTACCCGACTGGGCGGACAGCGAATGGCTGAAGCAGCTGGTGGCTGAACAGCTCGTCACAGTGCGCAACAAGCGCGGGTATTCCCATCAGGAATGGCAAAAGATGCGCGAGCGTAACGAGGCGCTGGATACGCGGATCTATGCCCGCGCTGCCGCCTGGATCCTTGGGGCTGACCGTTTTGACGAGCGAATGTGGCGGCAGCTGGAGAAGCAGGCCGGGGTGGAGACCCTCGCAATCACCCCGACCGCCGCACCTGAGAAACCAACAACCCCGCAAGCCGGGCAAGTGACCACGCCCCGGCGACGCGGCTGGAAAATCATCACGCCCAAATACATGGAATAATGGATCCCCAATGACCCTCGATGACCTTAAATCCCGCCACAGCGCACTGTTGGTCGCGCGCTACAGCGGCACGCGCAGTGTCAGTTATGACGGCAAGAGCGTGACCTATGGCTCGGACGCAGAACTGGCGGCGGCGGCATCAGACATCGAGCGGCGGATTGCGGCATTGGAAAAACCCGGCCGCCGCGTCCTCCGGCCGTATGCCGCGAAGGATCTGTGATGAACTGGCGGCAGCGTCTCGGTGCATTTGTTGGTGGGTTTGACGCAGGCCAGCATCACCGGCGTCTGCGCGGGTTTCGGGCGACGCGCGCGCATGTGAATGCCCTGATCGCAGCCAGCGGGCCCGACATCACCGCTCGCGCGCGCTGGCTAGTGCGCAACAACGGCTATGCCGTGAACGCGGTCGAAAGCTGGGCCGCCAATACCGTCGGCGATGGCATCAAGCCGATCTCGAAGATCGCGGATGCCGCCCGCAAAGAGGAATTGCAGCGGCTCTGGCTCGCCTGGACTGACGAGGCCGATGCAGAAGGGCTGACAGATTTCTATGGGTTGCAACGCCGCGCGGCACGAGAGGTCTTCCTTGCGGGCGAGGTGTTCTTTCGCTTTCGCCCACGGCGCGCGGGCGACGGCCTGAGCGTGCCTGTGCAAATGCAGATGCTGCCATCAGAGATGCTGCCGCTGGAACAGACCGGCGTTTCCGCTGCTGGCAATCCCATCCGCCAGGGGATCGAGTTCGACCGGATCGGACGGCGTGTGGCCTATCATTTCTTTCGCCGCCACCCGGGCGACAGCACAGATCCGGGGCTTGCAGGGGAAATCGTGCGGGTTCCCGCCTCCGAGGTGATCCATGTGATCGACCCGGTCGAAGGGGGCCAGTTGCGCGGGGTCTCAAAGCTGGCTCCCGCCATCGTGAAGCTCTTTCTGCTCGACCAGTATGACGATGCTGAGTTGGACCGCAAAAAGGTCGCGGCGATGTATGCGATGTTTGTGACCTCCCCCGCGCCAGAGAACCCTCTCGCGCCGGACGATGAAGATGGGCCAGACGGAGTAGAGATCAGCCCCGGCCAGATCGTGCGGCTGGATCCGGGCGAAGATGTCACCATCGGCCAACCTGCCGACAGCGGCGGCACTTACGAGCCCTTCCAGTACCGAACCCTCCTGCAAATCTCGGCAGCACTGGGCATTCCCTATCCATATATCGCCAATGACATGGTGAAGGGGAACTTCTCGAATTCGCGCCTGGCGCTGATCGAGTTCCGCCGCCGCGTCTCAGCTTGGCAGCATTCCGTCATGGTCTGGCAGCTTTGCCGTCCTGTCTACGCGCGCTGGATGGACGCCGCCGTGTTGTCAGGGGCCCTCACGCTGCCGGGCTATGAGGCCAACCGCAGCCAACTCCTCGCCGCCGATTGGCTGCCGACGAAGTGGGACTGGGTCGATCCGCTGAAAGACGCCAATGCCGAAATCGCCCAGATCGAGGCGGGCCTTAAATCCCGCACGCAGGCCATCGCCGAACGTGGCTATGACGCAGAACAAGTAGACCGCGATATCGCGGCGGAACGCGCTCGCGAACGCGCGCTGGGCCTCGACTTCCGTCGCCCCGGGTCACCCGCTCAAGGCGTGCAGGCTTTGTCGGGCCAGGAGGCGGATGGGAGCTCAGCCGACAACACCGACCAGACAGATGAAACCGATGACGCGGAAGAGCGTCCGCGCGAAGGAGAGGACCAGCCGGAAAGGGGATGATTACCCCAGCAACAACCGAACCCCGGGCAATCTCGCAGCTTTCCGGTCGAAGGTGACAAGCTCGGCAGCACCTGCGCGCCGGGCAGCGGCGGCGATCATCAGATCGGCAAAGCCAAAGCCGTCATTGCGGTAAAGATCCAGCGCGGACCCGACATCATCACCCGCCTCAATCCGCACCTCGGTCGAGGACAACAACCCATCCAGCGCCCCTGCAATCTGCGCGCGCCCGTAGCCATAGGCGCGCTCCAGAACCCAGACGATCTCGATCAACACCTCGCGGCTGACAAAGCCAGGCTCAGTATCCGTCAACTGGTCGAAGATATCGCCCGCGATCCGGGCCTGATCGGCGTCGTCCTGCACAAGGAAACGCACCAGCACATTGGTATCAACGGCGATCACGGATCAGGCATCATGCTTGCGGCGGCACCGCTGGCGATGGCCTCGTCCATGGCCTCCATCGTCACGGGGGCCTGACCCGGGCGCGCCAGCACCCCGCGCAGTTCCTTGACCGAGCGGGCCTTCAGGATGCGGACCTCGCCGTCGAGGATGACATAACGCACCCGGTCCCCGCTAGTCAGGCCAAGTGCTGCCCGTACATCGCGGGGCAAGGTCGTCTGGCCTTTGATCGTCACGGTCGATTCCTGCATGACCCTATTCCTTACAAATTACTGTATCACATTACCTTATGGAGATTGGAAATGCAAAACCAAACAAAGGACCAGTCCTGATGCTGCATGCCCGCATTGCCGCGCGCGCATTCAATACGCCGCTGCTGATTGAGCCCTCCAAAGCCATGGCGTTTCTCTCCGGACTTGGGCCACGCATCCTCGGGCGCCGGGTCGAGATTGCAGAAGTAAATGGCGCCTTGGAAAGCACCGTCGTTTCGCCCGCGCGCGCCAGCATTCTGGCCGGTGGGATGCTGAACGATTTCCGCCAGCATGGTGAGGCGCCCTACCCGGTGGTGGATGGCATCGCCGTGATCGAAATCTCTGGCGTGCTGATCCATCGTGGGGGCTGGATCGGACAATCCTCAGGCCAGACCAGCTATGAGGGGATCGCGGCACAGATTGAGGCGGCAGCCAATGACCCTGCTGTGCGCGGCCTCGCATTGGAAATTGACAGTTTTGGTGGCGAAGTTGCGGGTGTTTTTGACCTTGCGGATCGGATTCGTGCAATTCGCGCCACAAAACCCGTCTGGGCCTTTGTGGCCGAACACGCCTTTTCGGCGGGCTATGCGCTGGCAAGTCAGGCAACCCGTATCCTGCTGCCGCGCACCGGTGCTCTGGGCAGTATCGGGGTCGTGGTGATGCACGCCGATCTCAGCGGTCAGCTTGATCAAGACGGGATGCGGGTAACACTGATCCATTCAGGCACCCACAAGGTTGACGGTAACCCTTACGAGCCACTGCCCGCAGAGGTCCGGAACGACATCCAGCGCGAGATCGACGTGCTGCGGTTTCTCTTTGCCGAGACCGTCGCGGCCGGTCGTGCCGGACGGCTGAGCCAGGATGCCGCAATGGCGACTGAGGCCGCGACCTATCGTGGGGCCGATGCCATCGCTGCGGGCCTCGCTGATGAAGTGACCGACCTTGCGCGCGGCTTTGCGGCCTTCCGGCAACTGATGACCCGCACCCCAACGCTATCACCCGCGCGCGCTCAGCGCGCATCCCTTTCCCACCCCAAACAGGAGGCACGCATGGCCACCGAACATGATCTCGGCGACAGCCCACAGGACGTTCTCGATCAGGCGACAGAACCGCAGGACGGCAATACAGATACGGCTGATGATCCGCCTGCCGCCCCGGCAACGCCCCAAACGGCAACTGCACCGACGGCTCCTGCCGTAACGCAACCGGGCAATCTGGCGGAATTGTCAGCGCAGTTTCGTGAAGGCGCGGCAGAAATCGCCGAGATCGCGGCGCAGGCAGGCAGGCTCGGTGTCACCATCGACGCGGCGAAAGCGCTGCGCGAGGGCACATCCCCCGAGGCCTTGCGTCGCCTCGTGATTGAGCGCGCAAGTGCTGCCGCAGACGCGCGCGACATTGTGCCCGCTCCGCCCTCTGCCGTCAGGCCGCAGGCGAAGGAAAGCCCGATCGTCGCGGCTGCAAAACGCGCAGCCGCAGCGGGTGCCCGGGCCTGACGCCCCGGCTATTCCCAGACTAAAACCCGACACCTCTTTGCCTGACTGATCCCCCGCCGCACCGCCCCGGCGGGGGATGCCTTTCGTCCCCTCACACAGGAACGCCACCATGACCGTCTTTAACCAACCCCCGACCATGGGCGATGTCCTCAAATACGAGGTCAACCCCAACTACACCCGCGAGACCATCACGCTGTTGACCGGCATGCCCTATCCGGTCGGCTCGGTCTTGGGCCGCATCACGCTGAGCGGCAAATACAAGCTGGCCACCAGCGGCGGCAGCGATGGCGCGCAGACAGCTACCGCGGTGCTGCTCTACGCCGTCGATGCCACGCTGGCCGATGCCACCGGCATCGTCGTCGCGCGCGGCCCTGCCATCGTCTCGCGTGCGGCACTCGCTTACGACGCCACCGTCGATGACGCTGCCAAGATCACCACCAAGATCGGCCAACTGGCAGCAGCCGGGATTATCGCGCGCGACACTGCCTGATCTTTCCAGACGCGCGCCGGATTGTTTGGCGCGGCCGGCCTTTTTCCCCCTCTTTCCCCAGGAGTCCCCCATGACCATCACCCGCAACCCATTTGATGTGGGCGGCTATTCGCTTGCCGAGATGACGCAGGCCATCAATATCCTGCCCAACCTCTACACCCGCCTCGGCCAGATCGGCCTTTTCCGCTTTGAAGGCGTCACCCAGCGCGCCATCGTCATCGAACAGCACGAGGGCGTGCTGAGCCTGCTGCCCTCGGTCCCTCTCGGCGCGCCCGCCACCGTCGGTAACCGAGAGGCGCGCTCGATGCGCTCGTTTGCCCTGCCGTGGATCCCGCATGACGACGTGATCTTGCCCGCCGATGTCCAAGGGATGCCCGCGCTGGGCCTTTCTGATGCGACCGACCCACTGGTCGAGGTGATGAACCGCAAGCTGACACTGATGCGGCGCAAGCACGCCCAGACCCGCGAATACATGGAGATGAATGCGCTGCGCGGCATCGTGAAGGATGGCGCTGGCACCACGCTCTACAACTACTTCACCGAATTCGGGCTTGATCAGATCTCGGTCGACTTTGTTTTTGGGACCGCAGGCACCAACATCCAAGGCAAAGTCCGCACCACCCTGCGCGCCATCGAGGACAATCTGATGGGCGAAACCATGACCACCGCACACGCGCTGGTCAGCTCCGAGTTCTTCGACAAGCTGATCAGCCACCCCAAGACGGAAGATGCCTACAAATTCTTCTCGGCCACCGGCGGCCAGCCGCTGCGCGAAGACATGCGCCGGGCTTTCCCTTTTGCGGGCGTCCTCTTTGAAGAATACAACGGCTCGGTCACGCTCTCGAGCGGCACCGCCGAACGGCTGATCCCGACCGGCGAGGGCATCGCCTTTCCGATGGGCACCTTCGATACCTTCACCACCTATGGCGGACCCGCGAACCTGCTGGAAACCGCCAACACCATCGGCCTGCCGCTCTATGCCCGCCAGATGATGGACGCCAAAGGCCGCTGGATCGACCTGATGACGGAAGGATCGATCCTGCCGGTCAACAAGCGCCCGCGCCTTGCGATCCGGCTCTTCAGCGCCAACTGAGGGGTTGCCCATGTCCGTTTTTATCGCTGCCATCGACAACGTCTTTTGCGATCCCAACATCGCCCGAGATGCGGTCTATGTTGCCGACGGTGGAACGCCCGTCCTCGTCCGCGTGGTCATGCGCCGCGCGGACGACATCACCGCGTTCGGCGACACGCGTCTGT